TATATATATATATCGTTACGTTGTTATATATATATTATAAGGGGGTTAAGCCGTTGAACTATAACGAAAAACGGGAGGAACACGACCCTGGAACGTGCAGTAACCAGCGTTACCGGTTGCGGCGCGAGGCGGGCGTTGGCATATTCGCAACGCCATGCGAAAGAAACCTGCTAACAGAGCAACCCTGTTCAAGCCCGGTCAGTCGGGCAACCCGAGCGGCAGGCCCAAGGACGTTTGGGGTCTGGCGGCCGAGGCGCGCAAGCACGGGCCGGCGGCACTGAAGGTTCTGGTCGAGCTCATGCTGGACCCGAACGAGCGAGGGACGACCCGCGCGCAGGCCGCCCAGGTGCTGCTCGACCGCGGCTTCGGCAAGCCCATCCAGGCGCACGAGCACTCGGGCCCCGCCGGCGCCGCCGTCGTCCTCCAGGTCGTGACCGGCGTCCCTCGCGCGCCGGATGATCCGCCGGCCGCATGACGGCCCAGCGCGTCGAGACCGGCTACCAGCCGCACCGCTACCAGCTCGAGGCGCATCACGCGCTGCGGCGGTTCTCGGTCCTGTGCTGCCATCGGCGCTGGGGCAAGACCTTCATGGCGGTCAACACGCTGGTCGACGCCGCCGTGCGGACGAACAAGCCCAACGCGCGATTCGGATACGTCGCGCCGTTCCTCAAGCAGGCGAAGCAGGTGGCCTGGGACTACCTGCGCCGCTTCGCGCTCAAGGTGCCCGGCACCAAGCCGAACGAGAGCGAGCTGGCGATCGACTTCCCGAACGGCGCGCGCATCCGGCTCTACGGGTCGGACAACGGCGAGGCAATGCGCGGCCTGTACTTCGACGGGGTCGTCATCGACGAGGTCGCGGACTGCCGGCCCGAGACCTGGCCCGAGATCATCCGCCCCGCGCTGGCCGACCGAATCGGCTGGGCGGTCTTCATCGGCACGCCCAAGGGCATGAACCAGTTCTACGACCTGTTCGTGGCCGCGCGCGACGGCTTCAAGCGTGACGACGGCGAGCTCGTGCGCGACCCGTCCTGGTCCTCGATCATGTTCCGCGCCGACGAAACCGACCTGATCGACCCGGCCGAGCTCGAGGCCTCGCGCGCGATCATGTCGGACGCGCAGTACCGGCAGGAGTGGCTTTGCGACTTCTCGGCCGCGGCCGACAACGCCCTGATCACGATCGACGCGGTGTCGCGTGCCGCCGCGCGCAAGGTCATCGAGGCCGACCTGCGGGGCATGCCCCGCGTGCTGGGCGTCGACGTCGCGCGCTTCGGCGATGACCGCAGCGTGATCGTCAAGCGCCAGGGCTTTGCCATGTCCGCCCCGCAGGTGATCCGCGACGCCGACAACATGACGCTGGCCGGGCTTGTCGCGCAGGAGGCGACGGCCTGGGGTGCGAGCGCGATCTTCATCGACGCCGGCCGCGGGGAGGGCGTGATCGACCGCCTGCGCCAGCTCGGCTACGCGGTGACCGAGGTCAATTTTGGCGGCCGCCCCTCGTCCGCCCGGTACGTCAACAAGCGGGCCGAAATGTGGGACGACATGCGCCAATGGATCCACGACGGCGGCGCAATCCCCAACGACCCGGAGCTCAAGACGGACCTCTGCGTCCCGACCTACAGCTTCGACCAGGCCAACCGGTTCAAGCTCGAGACCAAGGACGAAATCAAGGCGCGCGGGCAGCGATCGCCCGACCTCGCCGACGCCCTGGCCTTGACGTTCGCGCACCCGGTCGCGATGACCGAGGTCTATCTGCCGGGCGAAGCCGGCAAGCGCCAGGCGCCGATCGCCGCCGGCGCGGACTACAACCCCTACGCGTTGTAAAAAAGCCAACAAAACCTCTTGACATTGCCATTTGCGCAACACCCGGCTATGATCCGGGCATGTGCTCCAGCCCCAAGATGCCGGCACCCCCGCCGGTCCCGCCCCCGCCGCCCGAGGCGCCGCGCGCTGTCGACGAGGCCGTGATGCGCGCGCGATCGGACGAGCGCCGCCGCGCCTCGCAAGCGACCGGCTACGGATCGACGCTGCTCTCGGGCCTTGGCGGCCCGGCGCAGGCCATGACCGCCGGCAAGTCCCTGCTGGGCATGTGAGCTGATGGCGATCGATCCCGGCGTTCCCAAGCGGCAATTCGAGCGGCGCCTCCAGGCGCTGCGCGACGAGCGGTCGCTGTGGGTTTCGCACTGGCTCGACCTGGCGGAGTTCATCCTGCCGCGCCGCGGCCGCTGGTTGACCAACCAGCGCGAGGACTCGAACCGCGGCGACAAGCGCAACCAGAAGATCATCGACCCGACCGGCACGCTCGCCGCGCGCACGCTGTCCTCGGGCATGATGGCGGGCATCACCTCGCCAGCCCGTCCGTGGTTCCGGCTGCAGACGCCGGACCTCGAGATGATGGAATACGGCCCCGTGCGGTCCTGGCTCGACCAGGTGCAGAACCGCATGATGACCGTGTTCTCGCGGTCGAACATCTACAACGTCCTGCCGGTCGTCTACGAAGAGCTGGGCGTGTTCGGCACGGGCGCCATGGTCGTCCTCGAGGACGACGAAGACATCATCCGCGCGTACCCGCTGACCGCCGGCGAATACATGATCGCCAACTCGCCGCGCCTCGTCGTCGACACGCTTTACCGCGAGATGCAGCTCACGGTCGGCCAGCTCGTGGCCGAGTACGGCCTCGACGCGGTCTCAGACCAGACGCGCGCGCTGTTCCAGCAGGGCGCGCTCGATCGCTGGATCAACGTCGTCCACGTCTGCGAGCCCAACGACAAGCGCGTCGCCGACACGCCCGGCGCGCGCGGCATGCCGTACCGGTCGGTCCATTACGAGGCCGGCGCCCCTGACGACAAGTTCCTGCGGGTCAAGGGCTACGAGGAGTTCCCGGCGATGGTCCCGCGGTGGCACGTCACCGCGACAGACGTCTACGGCCGCAGCCCGGGCATGGACGCGCTGCCCGACGTCAAGCAGCTCCAGGTCATGGCCAAGCGCAAGGGCCAAGCGATCGACAAGATGGTCAACCCGCCCATGGTCGCGCCGTCCTCGCTGCGCCAGCAGGCGGCCAGCATCCTGCCGGGCTCGATCACCTACGTCGACATGGCTGCGGCGTCGGGCGGACAGCCCGCGTTCCGGCCGGCCTACGAGGTCAACCCGCGCGTCAACGAGTTGATGATCGACATCCAGCAGAAGCAGGCCGACGTGAAGTCCGCCTTCTACGCCGACCTGTTCCTCATGCTGGCCAACAGCGACCGCCGGCAGATCACCGCGCGCGAGATCGACGAGCGTCACGAGGAGAAGCTCCTGATGCTCGGGCCCGTGCTCGAGCGGCTGCACGACGAGCTGCTCGACCCGCTGATCGACCGGACGCTGGCGATCATGGCGCGCAAGCGCATGCTTCCCGAGCCGCCGCCGGAGCTCCAGGGCGTCGACCTGCGCGTCGAGTACGTGTCGACGCTGGCCCAGGCTCAGCGTGCGGTCGGGACCAGCGCGATCCGCGACTATGCGACGTTCGCCATCGGCCTGGCCGGCGCGCGCCCAGAGGTGCTCGACAAGATCGACTTTGACGCGATGGTCGAGAACTACGGGATGATGATCGGCGTCCCCGCCGACGTGATCCGCGCCGCCGACGAGGTCGACCAGATCCGCGCGGACAAGGCCCGCCAGCAGCAGGCCGCGCAGACCATGCAGATGACCAACGCCGCCGCTCAGACTGCGCAGACCATGGCCAACACGCCGATCGGCGACGGCAACGGCCTCGAGCGCGTGCTGGCCGGCATGGGGGCTGCTGCAGCATGAAGGCAGCGCCTCGCCCCGTCACCGACCACTTCAACGCCGGCGATCCGCAGGACGTGCGCGAGCGCGAGAGCGCGGCACGCAAGGCGCGCATCCGCGAGATGGACGACCTGCGCGACCTGCTGGCGACGCCGGCCGGGCGCCGGTTCATTTGGCGGCTGCTCGACCATTGCGGCGTGTTCCGCTCGACGTTCACCGGCCACGGCGCGCGCGACGCCTTCAACGAGGGCGCGCGCAACGTCGGCCTGTTCCTGATGGCCGAAATCACCGAGGCCGACGCCGACGCCTTCACCACGATGCTCAAGGAGAGCAAGACGAATGTCTGACGCAGGCAACACCGCACAGGTTTCTCCCGACGCGGGTGCCGGCCAGGCTGCGACCGAGACTGCTGGCCGGGGCGCCGACGCGCCGGTCTCCGCGCTCTCGGCCGCTGCGGCTGCCGACACCAAGGCAGACGCTGCGAAGGGGGCCGATCCGGCCGCTGGCGAAACGAAGCCAGCGGAGGGCGTGCCCGAGGTGTACGAGCTGAAGATGCCCGAGGGCATGACGCTCGACGCCGCTACGCTTGAGGCTGCGACCCCCGTCTTCAAGGAGCTGGGGCTCACCGCGGCGCAGGCGCAGAAGCTGACCGACATCTACGCGGGCCGGATGGCCGCGGTCGTGCAGCAGCAGCGCGATGTCTGGGCAAAGCAGCACGAAGGCTGGGTCTCGTCCATGAAGACCGATGCCGAGTTTGGTGGCGACAAGTTCAACGCCAACATCGGCGCGATCGCTTCGGCGATCGACAAGGTCATGGGCAAGGAGGCCGCAGCCTTCAAGGCGATGCTCGACATCACTGGGGCGGGCAACCACCCGGAGATGGCGCGCATGCTGTACCGCGTCGGGAAAGCAATCGGCGAGGACGGCCTGGTGCGGGGCGACCGCTCCGCGCAGCCGCGATCTGCAGCCGAAATCCTCTATCCGCAGGAGTAATCGCCAATGGCGACCATCGGAAACCTCAATCCCACGTATGTGGATTGGGCCAAGCGCACGGACCCGTCCGGCAAGATCGACACGATCGTCGAGCTGCTGGCGCAGACCAACGAAGTCCTCACGGACGCGACCGTCCTCGAGGCGAACGAGCGGACCGGCCACCGCACGACGGTGCGCACCGGCCTGCCGAGCGTGGCCTGGCGCATGCTGAACTACGGCGTGCCGAACTCCAAGTCGACGACCGCGCAGGTCACCGACGCCATCGGCATGCTGGAGGCCTACGCGGAGATCGACAAGGATCTCGCGCAGCTCAACGGCAACTCGTCCGAGTTCCGCCTGTCCGAGGATCGCGCGTTCATCGAGGCGATGAATCAGACGATGGCGACGACGGTCTTCTACGGCAACACGGCGGCGACGCCGGAGCGGTTCCTGGGCCTCGCGCCGCGCTATTCGAGCCTGTCGGCCAACAACGGCTCGAACATCGTCGACGCCGGCGGCACGGCCTCGGCCAACACGTCGATCTGGCTCGTCTGCTGGAGCCCCAACACCTGTCACATGATCTTCCCCAAGGGATCGCAGGCGGGCCTGAGCCACCGCGACCTCGGCGAGCACACGCTCACCGACGGCGCCGGCGGCCAGTACCAGGGCTTCCGCACGCACTACCAGTGGAAGGCCGGGCTCACGCTGCGCGACTGGCGCTACGCCGTGCGCATCTGCAACATCGACACGACGTCGAACGCCGGCGGTCTCCAGTCCTCGACGCCGCCGAACCTGATCCGCCTGATGGTGCGCGCGATGAACCGCCTGCACTCGATGGGGATGGGCCGGACGGCGTTCTATGCGAACCGCACCGTCAAGACCTGGCTCGACATCCAGGCGATGGACAAGACCAACGTCCAGCTGCGCCTCGACGAGTTCGACGGCAAGCCGGTTACGTCGTTCCGCGGCATCCCGATCCGCACCGTGGATGCGCTGCTCAACACCGAGAGCCGCGTGACCTGAGCGGAATGAAGGAAGGAACCAGACCATGATCTTCGATCGTCAGAACCTCTTCACGGGCGCCTCGCTGGCGGGGCAGGCCGTGACCACGACGGCCGTCTCGACGGACGTCATCGACCTGGCCGTGAGCCGCGACATCGGCATCGGCACCGAAATCGACATCTGGTGCCAGGTCGTGACCGCGTTCACGGGCGGCACCTCGCTGGCCGTGGAAGTGCAGACCGCGACCGACGTGGCGTTCACCTCTCCGGTGACGCTCGCGACCGGCCCGGTCGTCGCTCTCGCCAACCTGACGGCGGGCGCCGAGATCGCGCGCATCTCCGTGCCGACGGGCGTCCTGCGGGCCCTGCGCCTGCGGTTCGTCGTCGTCGGCACGATGACCGCGGGCACCGTGGTCGCTGGGCTGGTCCTCGACCGGCAGGCGAACACTCCCTACGCCCGCGCCTACACCGTCGCCTAACCCGAAGGGAGGTGATCCGTGGCTCGTTATCGCGTGCTGGAGCGATCCTACATCTCGGACCGTCTCGTCGATGCCGGCGAGGAGGTCGAGTACGAGGGCGTCCCGGCTCACAACCTGGAGCCCCTCGACAAGCCGGCCAAGGCCGCGGCGGCGAAAGCCCCGCGCGCCGAGGACGCCGTGCCGGGTGAGCTCAAGGAGCTGATCTAACGGGCGGGGGCGGCTGGTGACGCGGCCGCCCCTCTCCCGCTGCTGACCGAAAGGACCGAAATGCCGACGCGCACCCCGACGATCTTGCAGCCCGACGCCGACCGCCTGCCAGGCAACTGGGCGGTCATCAGCTGGTCTGGCCTGCTCAACACCGACGACGGGGCGCCCGTCGACATGGTGGCCTATGCCGACCGGTCGGTCCAGGTGACCGGCACTTTCGGCACGGGCGGCAACTGCCGGATCGAGGGCTCGATCGACGGCACGACCTACGCGACGCTGACCGACCCGCAGGGCAACGTGCTCGATTTCGCGACGGCCAAGATCGAGGCCGTGACCGAGCTCGTGCGATTCATCCGCCCTCGCATCACGGGCGGCGACGGCGCCACGAACCTCGTCTGTTCTCTCCTGGTCCGGGGGACGCTGCGATGAGCGCGACCTCGGCCCAACTGTTCAAGGCGTCGGACGACGTCGCCACCTTCCTGCGCCAGCTCCGCGGCCTGCTCGAGGTCGGCGAGATCCTGCGCGACCAGGCATCCCTGCTGCAGGCCGCCGACGAGGCGGTCCGCGCTCATGCGGCCGCGATCGCCGCGCGTGACGCTGCCGACGCCGAGCGTGCGAAGGCCGAGGCGGCGCTCTCGGACGTCAACGCCCGTGCGCTGGCGATCGTCGCCCAGGCCGAGCGCGAGGCGCGCGAGCTGCGTGCCGGCGCTGATGCGGACGCGAAGGCCACGATGGCCCGCGCCCGCGAGGCAGAGCGCAAGATCCTGGCCGACGCCGCCGACAAGCAGGGCGCCGCGCAGGCGATGTTCGAGGAGGCTGCGGACGAGCGCGCTCGTGCGGTGCGCGAGGTCGAGGAGCTCGAGCAGCGCAAGCGCACGCTGGTCGACGAGCTGGCCGCAATCCGCGCGAAACTGATGTGAGGGCGTCATGAGCAAGGCTAACGACTTCGAGAACGATCTTCTCCTGCTGCTGTTCCAGAACGCGAACATCGCCAACCTCGGCGACGCGACCGGCGTGCGCGGGTCGACCGCTGCCGGCTCGCTGTTCATTTCGCTGCATACTGCCGATCCTGGCGAGGCCGGCACGCAGTCGACCAACGAGATCAGCTACACCGGCTACGCGCGCGTCGGACTGGCGCGGACCTCGGGCAACTTCACGGTGTCGGGCAACGCGGTCTCGTTCGCGGCCAACGTCGATTTCGGGGCCTGCACGGGTGGCAGTGGCACGGCCACCCATTTCGGCATCGGCATGGCGTCGAGCGGCGCGACGCGGCTGATGTACAAGGGCGCGTTGTCCCCGACGATCGCGGTGTCGAGCGGCGTCACCCCGCGCATCAATGCGGGTCAGTTCGTGACGGAGGACTGATCGCATGGCGGACAACGTCGCAATTACGCCGGGAAGCGGCGCGACGGCCGCGGCCGACGACATCGGCGGCGTCCTGTTCCAGCGCATCAAGGTCGTGCATGGCGCGGATGGCGTGAACGACGGCGATGTCGCAGCGTCGAACCCGCTGCCGGTCGCCGGCTACGGCGAGCTGATCGAGGCGATCGAGGCGCTGAGGATGACGATGCACTCGCTGACGCGCGCTGGCATCGGACAGGTATTGCCCGATGGTGCTGGCCGACTGCAGGTCGCGGCGTGGTCGTCGAACGCATCCAACTTCAACGCCACGGTCACCGGGACCGTCACGTCCAACATCGGAACGGGTTCGCTGGCCAACGTGACACAGATTGGCGGCAACGCAGCGGTTGATCACATCCCGGCGCTCTTGCATTTGCAGGGCGACAACCTTCGACGCAACATCTCGGTGACCTAATGGCCACGACAAACGGAAACAGGAAGATCCTGGACCTCAAAAGGTGGGAGTGGGCGACACCCGCTCCGGTGTCGACCGGCGCCGGGATGTTCATCGCGTCCTCGCGCCACTACCGGCAGCAGCAGCTCTACGTGACGAGCGCGACGGTGGCCTACCTCTACAACCCGAACGAGGATGGATGGGTGCAGGTGCCGAGCCCCGCGCTGACGCCCGCGCTTGCGGCCGGTGCGGCTGGCGTCGCGGGGTCGTTTTCGACGGGCACGACGGTCGGCGCCTCATCGTTGACGGCGACCGCCGGCACGACGACCAGCATCACGACCAATCAGACGCTCGCGCGCGATCTGCGCGGGTACAGCGCCTATTTTGTCGGCGGCACGAACGCCGGGAAGCTCAAGACGATCGCGTCGAACACGATCGGCTCGAACGCGATCATCACCTTCACCGACGCGGAGGCGGTGGCGTTCGATGCGACATCTCAATATCGCCTCAAAACGCCCGTCTGGTACGTTATCACAGCCGGAACGCTCGCCTCGGGGTCGTTTCGAAAGTACGACTACGCGACAAACACCTGGACGACGCTCGTGCAAACGGGCATGGCGACGTCGCTCGGCACGGATGGAAAGCTGATTTCTACTCCAGCTTGGATCGATACCGGGTTCAAGTCGTTCGCGACCGGCACCGCAACGGCTGGAACGTCGACGACGATCAGCAACTCGGCCAAGGCCTGGACGACGAACCAGTGGACCAATTATCAGATCCGCATTTCGTCTGGCACAGGCGCCGGACAGATCCGCACGATCGCGTCGAACACGGGGACGCAGATCACGGTGTCGGCCGCGTGGACGACGACGCCGGACGCAACGTCGGTCTACTCCATCGAGGGCAACGACGATTTCATTTATTACATGGGCAACAACGTGGTGACCATGTACCGCTACAGCATCAGCGGCAATTCTTGGTCAACGCTTTCCCCCGTCTCCGCGCGAGGCGGCGCTCCGGGCGGGGGCATGTCTGGACATTGGGTTTGGGGCGCGACGGAAACGGACTGGACAAACGAAAACGCGATCCAAAACGGACGCTACATTTACAGCTTCCGCGGCAACAGCTTGACCAGCCTCGATCGTTACGACATCGCCGGAAACACCTGGGCTGCGATCACATATTCGCCCGCGACCGAAACATTCACGTCCGGCACGAAGTATGCCTACAACGGAAACTACCTCTACATCCAGAAAGACAACACCGGTCGGTGGTTCCGCTACGACTTCACGCAGTCGTCCATGGACGGCTGGAACACGATGCTGATGACACAGGGCGCAGCCGCCGTCGGAGATACCGCTTTCGATGTGACGTACAAAGACGGGGCGACCGAGATTACGTACATTTACATGCTCTTCAACGCGTCGAACGTCCATCTGCGCCAAATGGTCATCTGAGGCATATCATGACCATCACACAGATCATCGACATCCTTGAGGCCCGCCGCGCTCACCTGACGCAACTCCGCAACAGCCCCGACGCGCAACGCGACCTCGACCGCGCGGCCTCCCTCGACGCCGAGATCGCGGAGACTGAGGCCACGCTCGCGCAGCTGCGGAGCATCTGATCCCGGTCTCCCATGAAGGGGACGCTTGATGGCTGACCTTCAGGGGTTAACGTTCTTCTTCGGCTCGCTGCTCGGCGGCGCCGCAAGCGGCGTCGTCGCCGGCAGCCCCGTCGCTGCGGCAGGATCGGCCAGCGTCTCCGCGACGGCGTCCTCGACCGCGGCCTCGACGGCGACCCCGGCGGATGGCGTCGCGACGGTTTCCGCCGTCGGCTCGACCGGCGGCAGCATCCAGGCCGGGAGCCCCGTCGCCGCCGCCGGCGTCGCAACGGCATCGGCTGCCGGCGCCTCGACGGCGAGCTCGACGCCCTCGGCCGCCGCAGGCGCCGCCACCGTCTCCGCAACCGGGGCGTCGATCGCTGCTGCGACCGCGACGGCCGCCGCCGGCGTCGCGACCGTGTCGGCCTCTGGCTCGATCGCGGGCTCGACCGCTGCTGGCAGTCCGGTCGCCGCGGCGGGCGTCGCAACGGTCTCTGCCGTCGGCTCGTCGATCGCGGCCTCGAGTTCCGTCGTCGCTGCCGGCGTCGCGTCCGTCTCGGCATCGGGCGCCTCGACCGTGGCCGCGTCCGCTGTCGCCTCGGCAGGGCTGGCTGCGGTGTCTGCGGTCGGCGCCTCGATCGTCGCGGGCGACCCCGTCGCGGCAGTCGGTGTCGCCATCGTCGCGGCGGTCCTGTCCGCCCAGGCTGCGGGCAGCCCGGTGCCGGCGGCGGGCGTGGCGACGGTCAGCGGCATCGGGTCCGACGCGGCGGCGATCGCCGGCACCAACGACAACTTCATCATCCGCGCGCGCAGGCGCAGAGCGAGGTAGGCATGACGTCGGCCGTTCAGATCTGCAACATGGCCCTGGGCTACATCCACCACGGCATCCGCATCGCGGCGCTCGACGAGGCATCGAACGAGGCGGACCAGTGCAGCCTCTATTACGAGCCCGCGCTGCGCACCGCTCTGAGGGCGGCGCCGTGGTCCTTCGCCTCGCGCTACGCCACGCTGGCAGACCTCGGCACGCCGGCGTCGCCCCAATGGCTCAAAATGTACGCCTACCCCGCCGACGCGATCGCCATCCGCGCGATCCTGCCGGTGGTGCGCGGCACGCCGCCAAACCGCTGGGAGATCGCATCGACCGCTGCGGCCGGCCGCGTGATCATGTGCGACGTTGACCCCGCGACCGCGCATTACACCGCCTTCGTCGACGACCCGACGCGGTTCGATCCGGCCTTCGTGACGGCGTTCGCGTGGATGCTGGCGTCCGAGCTCGCGATCGTCCTGACTGGCACCGTCGCGCTCAAGCAGCTCGCCGACCAGCAGTTCGCGCGCGCGGTCAACTCGGCGATGGTGTCGAACGGATCGGAAAACCCGTCGCCGCCGCAGCTCGAGGCCGAGTGGATCCGGGCGCGCGGCGATAGCGCCTATCCCGAGGTCTGACCATGCCGCAGATCCTCAAGCCCTCGTTTGCCGGCGGCGAGCTGGCGCCGTCGCTCCAGGCGCGCGTCGACCTGTCGAAGTATCAGTCTGGCCTGGCTCTCGCGCGCAACTTCGTCGTCCAGGCGCATGGCGGCGTGTCGAACCGGCCGGGCCTGCGATGGGTCGGCGAGGTCCGGTCGAGCAGCGTCGCGGGCCGGCTGATCCCGTTCCAGTTCAACACCTCCGACGCCTACGTCCTCGAGTTCGGCCACGAGATCATGCGCGTCGTGAAGAACGGCGCCTATGTCCTCGAGCCGCACTTCACCGTGTCGAGCATCACGCAGGCCGATCCGGCCGTCGTCACGACGACCGCGCCGCACGGCTTTGCAAACGGCGACGAAGTCTACCTCTGGCACGACGACATCGTCTGGCCGCGCGCGCAGCGGCGCACGTTCACCGTCGCCAACGTCACCGCGACGACGTTCGAGCTGATCGAGCGATCCGGCTCTCCTCTGAACGCCACGTCGTTCCCGGCTTACACGGGGACGGGCAAGGTGGCGCGCGTCTACCAGATCAACACCCCGTACCCGTCGAGCGCGCTGCCGCTGCTGAAGTTCGTTCAGAGCGCCGACGTGATGACGCTGACGCATCCCTCGTATGCGCCCCGGCGGCTGGCGCGGACGGGCGACGCTGCGTGGACGCTGTCGACCATCACCTTCGCGCCGACGATCGCCGCGCCGGCCGCGCCGACCGTGACGCCGGTCACGACCGGCTCGACCAACTACAGCTATCAGGTCGTGGCGGTCGCAGGGTCCGGCGAGCAATCCCTGGCCTCGCCGACGACGACGATCACGAACGGCAATGCCTCGGCGCACAACACCATTACCTGGTCGGCCGTGACCGGGGCGGCGAGCTACAACGTTTACAAGCAGGGCGCGGCGCTGTTCGGGTTCATCGGTCGCGCGACGGGGTTGTCCTTCCACGACACGAACATCAAGGCCGACGAGAACGACACGCCGCAGACATCTGCGGACCCGTTCAACGGGGCGAACAATTACCCCGGCTGCTCGACCTATCACGAGGAGCGGCAGGTCTACGGCCGGACCAACACCAAGCTGCAGACGCTGTTCTTCAGCCAGCCGGCGGCCTACGCCAATTTCGGGACGTCGATCCCGACCAAGGACGACGACGCCATCGAGGTGGCGCTGGTGTCGCGGCAGGTCCACGAGATCCGGCACCTGGTGTCGGTGGGCGACCTGCTGGCGCTGACGTCGGGCGGCGAGTGGATCGTGAAGCCGGGCGGACAGTCCGACGCGATCACGCCGGCCTCGGTCGTGGCCAAGGCCCAGAGCTATCGCGGGGCGGCGCACGTCCCGCCGATTGCCATCGGGTCGATGGTCCTGTACGTCCAGGACCGCGGCCAGATCGTTCGCGACCTCGGCTACCAGTACGAGGTCGACAGCTACACCGGCAACGACCTGACGCTGCTGTCGCGCCACCTCTTCGAGGGTCGGGCGATCAAGGAGTGGGGCTACACGCAGGCGCCGTCCAGCGTCGTCTGGTGCGTCATGGACGACGGCGCGCTGCTGGCGTTGACCTACCTGCGCGAGCATGAGGTCTGGGCCTGGACGAGGCACGAGACGAACGGCTCGGTCGAGAGCATCGCGGTCGTGCCCGAGGGCGACGAGGACGTCGCCTACCTGCTGGTCAAGCGGCTGACGCCGGAAGGCACGACGCGCCGGTACGTCGAGCGGTTCGCGACGCGCGACGTGACGGACGTGCAGGATGCGTTCTTCGTCGATGCTGGCCTGTCGCTCGACTTGCCGATCAGCGTCGCGACCATCAGCAACGACGTCGCCGCTGTGGTCACGACGACCGGTGCGCACGGGCTGCAGGTCAACGACATCATCGACATCAGCGGCGTGCAGTACCTGGACCCGGCCTATCCGCTCGAGGCCAGCGAGCGGCTGGCGGCGCACCCGGTCAACGGCAGGTATCGCGTCGTCGGCGTGCCGACCTCCTTCCAGGTGGCGATCGGGGACTACGTCACGGGGGCGCCGGCCAATACGTCCCTCATGCCGGCGCCGGCCATCGACACCGGGGTGGCCCGCAAGTGCGTCAGCGAGCTGATGGGGCTCAATCACCTCGAGGGCCAGTCCGTGGCGATCCTGGCTAATGGCGACGTGCAGCCGGCCCAGACGGTGACGGGCGGGGCTGTGACGCTGACGAGGCCCGCATCGCGCATCCATGTCGGGCTTCCCTACGTCTGCGACCTGCAGACGCTGCGCCTCGACGCTGGCGACGGCGGCATGCAGGGGCGCAAGAAGTCGATCCCCTACGTCACCATCCGCATGGAGCGCACGCGCGGCCTGGCGGGCGGACCGCGCGAGGACCGGCTCTTCGAGCTGAAGCAGGGCCCGAGCGCGTACAACGCGCCGACCGGGCTCTACACCGGGGACTATCGCCTGTCGGTGCCGGGCGACTGGACCACCTCGGGCCAGCTCTACTTCCGGCAGGCGTACCCTTTGCCGGCCTCCATCCTTGGGATTATCCCAGAGGTCGTGATTGGCTCGCATTGAGATTAGGCCGGCGGCGGCCGAGGACGTCAAGACGGTGGCCGAGCGCATGCGCAACGCCGACCGCGTCGAGGTCTGGGCCGCGTCGCTGTCGACGCCTCGGAACGCGCTGGACCGGGCCATGCGCCAGTCTGACCGGGCGTGGTCGGTCACGATCGACGGGCGCCCCGAGGCGATGTTCGGCGCGGCCGCTTTGTCGGCGTTGAGCGGGCAAGGAACGGCGTGGATGCTTGGCACGCCAGAAATTGCTAGATTCCCAAGGCGGATGATCGAGGACGCGAGGCCCATGGTGGCGGCAATGCTGGAGCTCTACCCGGTGCTGATCAACTACGTCGACGCGCGCAACGCGGCGAGCCTGCGGTGGCTGCGCCGGCTGGGCGCGCGGTTCGAGCCTCCGCGGCCATGGGGCGCCCTGGGCCTGCCCTTCGTCCCGTTCGTCATTGAAAGGAGCGTCGCGCATGTGTGACCCGATCAGCATGACGATCGCGACCGTCGCCAGCACGGCGCTCGGCGCCTACGGGCAGATCCAGGCCGGGCAGCAGGCGCAAGCGGCGGCGAATTACAACGCGGCCGTCGCGCGCAACAACGAGATCATCGCGGGCAGGCAGGCCGAGGACGCGCTCAAGCGCGGCCAGGTCGCCGAGGACGAGCAGCGCCGGCGCACCCGGGCGATGGCCGGAACGCAGCGGGCTGCGCTGGCGGCGAGCGGCGTGCAGCTCGATCAGGGCTCGCCGGTCGACATCCTGTCCGACACGGCCCAGTTCGGCGAGCTCGACGCGCTCACGATCCGAAACAACGCGGAGCGAGAGGCCTACGGCTACCGGGTGCAGGGGATGAACTTTGGCGCCGAGGCGGGGCTGCAGCAGAGCAGGGCGTCATCGGCGATGACGTCTGCCGCGATCGGCGCCGGATCGACGCTGCTGTCCGGCGCGGCGTCGGCCTATGACCGATACAGCACCTGGAAGCGGAGGGCCGGCTGATGCCGCGCGTCCCCGTCGTCCAGGGCCAAAACGTGATGCCGACCGCGGTCGGCAACCCCTTCCTGCGCACGCAGGCGTCGCCGTCCGACGCCGGGTCCGGCGAGGCGCTGGCGCGTGCTGGCCAGCAGATGGCGCAGGCCTTCGACCGCATGGCGGCGCGGGCGATCGAGATCGGCAAGGAGGACGACGCGCTCAAGGTCGAGTCTGCTTATGCGCGATGGTCCGACCGCGAGCGCGCGGCGTTCCTTGACCCGGAGCGCGGCATCTACGCGCGCAAGGGCACCAACGCCTCGGGCGCGCTTGAGGACGCGACGGCCTGGTGGGACGACAACGCCAAGAAGGCGGTCGCGGAGCTCGACAACCCCAACCAGCAGCGGCTGCTGGGGTCGATGCTGCAGCGGCGACGGGACTCGGCGCTTGACGGCGTGTCGCGGCACGTCGCGCGCGAGCGGCAGACCTCGATGGCGGAAACCTGGCAGGCGCGGCTGAAGTCGATCGAGGCCGACGCCGGCGCCTATTTCAACGACCCGGCCAAGATCGACCAGCTCATCGAGGAGGCCGACACCGGCACGGTTTTCTGGGGGCAGCGCCAGGGCCAGACCCGCGAGGTGCTGGACCAGCAGCGGCGGGCGGCGCGGTCGTCGATCCGCGCGACGGTCGTCACCCGCATGGCCGAGACCGACCCGCTGGCGGCGAAGGCCTATTACGAGAAGCACAAGGGCGAGATCGACGGCGGCGCGCAGGCGGCACTGGAGCGATCGCTCAAGGCGACGGTCCAGCAGCGGCAGGCGCGGGATGCGGTTGGCCGGGTCATGCCCAAGCCGGGCGAGGCGCTGGCGCCGGGCGACGATTTCGACACGCTGGCGGGTGCGGTCGAGCGTGTCGAGAGCCGGGGCAGGGTGGACGCGGTCAGCCCCAAGGGCGCGGCCGGCGTTATGCAGCTCATGCCGGACACGGCGCGGATGATGCACGCGCGGCTGTTCCCCAACGAGCCCTTTGACGAGGCGCGGCTCACGCGCGACGCGACCTACAACCGGGCGCTCGGGCGGGCCTACCTGCAGGACATGCTGCTGCGGTACGGCGGCAACCGGACGCTGGCGCTGGCGGCCTACAACGCCGGGCCAGGGCGGGTCGACGAGTGGATCGGGCGCTACGGCGACCCGCGCACGGGTGCGATCAGCGACGCCGACTTCGCGGCCAGGATCCCGTTCGGCGAGACGCGGGCCTATGTCGCGGACGTCCAGGGCGCCGGCATGTCGCGCGACGTGCGCGTGGCCGGCAGCTATGGGGCGCGGCGCGCGCAGCTCCAGGCCGAGCTTGCCGGCCAGCCTCCCGAGGTTTTGGAGCGGGCCGAGGCGCTGCTGGCCAGCGAGTTCGCGCAGCGCCGGCAGGCCGAGGACGACCTGCGCAATGCCACGCTGCGCGGCATTCGCGAGAAGGTCTACAGCCTCAAGAGCCTCGACGGCCTGTCGCCGGCCGAGCTGGCGGTCCTCGACGGCGAGCCGATCGAGCGCGAGCGTTTGGAGCAATTCATCTCGCGCCGCGGCAAGACCGAGACCGACCAGGCCGTCTACGCGCGCCTGCGGCTGATGGACCCCGAGGAGTTTGAGGCCGTCGACCTGATGGCGCCGGAGTTCCGCACGGGCCTGTCCGAAAACGACTGGAAGCGGGAGGTCGACCGGCAGGCGTCGCTGCGCCAGTCCGTCGACCGGCAGTCCCAGGCGGCCGAGCGCGCAGGGCAGCGCAACCGCAACCAAATCGTGACCGACAGTCTGCGCGAGGCCGGGATCGACCCGACGCCGAAGGACAGCGAGAAGGACAAGGCGAAGGTTGTCGCCGACTTCAATCGGCAGCTCGACGGCATGATCGACGAGTGGAAGGGCAACAACAAGGGCAAGCGCATCCAGCCTGCCGAGATCCAGCAGATGGTCGATCGGCTGCTGCTGCGCGGCGAGATCCTGAGCGGTAGCTGGTTCAAGAACGATCCCAACGTCACCGCCATGAACCTTGGCGCCATGAAGGCCGAAGAACGCGCGCGGTTCGACATCCGCGGCTTCCTGTCCGAGCCGGTCGACAGGGCGCGCGTGTCGCGCCTGACCGGCGTGCCGGTCGAGAACTTGGACACGATCAGCAAGGCGCTGGTCGACAACGGGCAGGCGGTCACGCCCGACAACATCGCGACGGTGTGGCGGCGCGCGCAGGAACTGAAGGCGAGGGCGGGGCAATGAGCATGGACTTCATCGGGCTCGCGGCCCAGCAGCTCAAGAGCGAGTTTCAGCGCGCGCAGGACGAGGCGGTCCCGAGCGCCGGCGACCTCGAGCGCGCGGCCAAGCAGCTCCGCGCAGAGCAGGACGCCGCGCGTCTGCGCCAGTCGGCGGCCCAGACCGGCGGGATCAACCCCGACCAGGCGGCCCAGGCCCAGCGCATGGCGCGGCAGTCGGGCCTGCCCGAGGGCGTCGTCGAGCGCAACCCCGACGAGGTGGCCAAGCGCCTGCGCCTGCAGGAGCTCGACCAGGTCGCGCAAGACCCGGCCATGGCGGCGTTCTTCTCGGACCCGTCCAACCTCAAGGTGGCGTCTGACGACCTGCTGACGCTGCGCGACATCGCGGACGTGGCGCGGTCGCTGCCGGCGGGGCCGGTCGAGTATTTCGGCACGGGCGCATCTGGGGCCGGCGAGCTGTGGGAGGCCACCGGGCGCGCAATCCTGCGGCCGGTAGACGTGGCCCTGGGGGCGTTGGGGCTCGGCAAGGTTGAGGACTACGTCCCCCCGCCGCCGGCCGCAATCGAGCCCTTTTTCCCTGGCCCCGCGCTCAAGAACCTGGGGGCGGGCCTCAAGGGTGCGGCAAGGGCGATCGAGCCGCCGCCGGAACGGCAGAACCTCGCAACTGACATCGGCAAGGGTGTCGGCCAGCTCGCTGCGCAGATTGCGACGCTGATGATCACGGGCCCCGCCGTTGGCACTGGCATGCTGTTCGCGTCTGGCGCAGATCAGCAGGCGACGAAACAGCGCGAAGCCGGCGCGACCGGGACGGCCGAGGGAGACGCGGCGCTTGTCGTGGGCGGCGCGGTCACCGCCCTGACCGAGCGTTACGGTCTCGACTTCATCATGCGCAAGCTGCCCGAAACAGTGCGCGCGCCGATCCTCAAGAAGATCCAGGATGTCCTGCTGACCAGCGGCGCCGAGGCTGCGCAGGAGCTGGTCGAGGGCATCCTGCAGAACGTCGTCGAGTATGCGTTCTATAACCCGGAAGCCGAGATCTTCGAGGACTTCAGCCGCGAGGCGCTGGCCGCAGGTGGCGCGGCCGGCATCATGCGCACGATCATCCTGTCCGCATCCGGCGGCAAGGGCGCAGCCCGCGCGCGCCAGCAGACCGAGAAAGCGACCAAGGACGCCGAGGCGCTCCAGCAGATCAACAGGCTCGCCGAGCAGTCGAAGCTGCGCGAGCGGTCGCCGGACAAGTTCCGCGCGTTCATTGCGGGGCTGATCGAGCAGGACCGGGCGGTCGACATCGACGCTCAGACCGCGACGACCCTCTTCCAGGAGGTTCCGGACCTGGGCCAGTTCATGACGCCCGCCGAGGTCGAGCGCCTCACCCGCGAGGTCGCGCTGGCGCAACAGACCGGCGCCGACGTGCGCATGCCGCTGGCGACGTTCGTGAAGGCGTTCGTCGGCACGCCGTCCTTTGACCAGCTCGCCGAGAACGTGCGCCTGGCCGAGGACGCGCCGACCGCGCGCGAGGCAGCGGAGTGGTCCGAGGCCGAGGCGATCGAGCAGCTCGGCCGGCTGCGCGACGAATTGGGCGAGGTCGTCAGCAGGCAGGACCAGATCCAGAACATCTACGACGACGTGTTCGCGCAGCTCAAGGCGGCGGCGGTCGACGACGTGGCGGCGACTAAATACGCGGCGATCGTGACCGCGCGCCTGCGCACCCGGGCCGAGCGCCTCGGGCGCGATCCGGGCGAGCTGTGGATGGAGCAGCGCCCGCTGATCCGGCGGCAGATGGAGATGCAGGGGCGCGCGTTCGACGAGCTCGACGTCACGCTCGACGACCTGCGGTCGAAGCAGAAGATCACCGAGCGGGCGGCGTATGGCGACAGCCTGATCGAGTTCCTGGCGGGGCGCGGCGGCCTGATCGACGAGGGCGGCGAGCTCAAGGCGATGGACGCGCACCTGTGGCACAAGGGCAAGCCGGGCCGCCGCAAGCTCGTGGTCGAGGGCGACGGCGGCCCGACCGGCCCCGGCCTGATGGGCATGGGTGGCGCGCAGAAGAACCGCCTGTCGGTCGACGAGGCGGCGCGCGCGGCATGGGAGGCGGGTTACTTCCCCGAGCTCACCGACCGGCCGGACCCCGACGCGCTCCTGCAGGCGATCGAGCGCGAGCTGAAGGGTGGGGCGAGCTACGCCCCTCGCAACCGCAACGACGCGCTGGCCGGGCGCCTCGAGGCCGCGCAGCAGCTCGACGAGGTCATGCAGCGCCTCGGGCTCGACCCGGCGACGGCGACGGCCGCGGAGATCCGCGAGGCGGTCGACCGCTATGCGCGCGAGGAGGCGACGGCAGACGGCGAGCCGGGCGTGGATGCCGAGGGGCGGACGCTGGAGCAGACGGCGTCGGTGCGGCGCGGACGCGAGCGGCTGAAGAAGTACGGCCTGGAGGCCGGCAAGAAATACAAGACGCGCGAGGTGGCTGCGGCGCTGGAGGCGCGGCAGCGCGAGAAATACGGGACCATCGAGGCCGCCGACCGATCGGGGGATGCGGAGCGCAAGATCGCGAGCTGGATGGTCGAGGAGATCCTGTTCGAGGTCGAGGAAGCGAAGAAGAACCCGGAGAAGTCGCCGGTCGGCTGGTACTCGATCAAGTTCCAGCGCGGCCTAGACAACCTTGGCGCCGCGTTCCCCGAGCTCGTGAGCGACGACGCTCGCGCGGCGCAAGACGCCCCGCCTGGGGTGAGGCTGCTGCCGAGCCGCGAGGCCGCGCGCACGCTGCTGACCGCGTTCGTCGCGGTGACCTCAGACGGCGCGAAGGTGGCCGACAATCTGCGGTTCGCCGCGCGCGTCTACGAGAACTTCCGGCAGACCGGCAAGATCGACAGCGCGTTCCGATTCGGCGGCACCCGCAACGCCAGCATGGTGCGCAACATCGAGATGATCGCGCGGCTGGTCGAGCTGCACGGGTTCGATGGGCTCAGCGAGTTCCTGCTGCAGAAGGACAGCGTCGGCAATCTGAAGCGCATGGCGGCGGCGGCCGGGGTGTCGTTCTCGACCGGCTACACGGTCGACACGACGATGCCGGTATCGGCGGCGATGTTCGGGCCCAAGCTGGGCGCCTTCTGGGCGAACCTGATGGGCGACACCGGCTACCTGACGATGGATCGCTGGTGGTCGCGCACCTTCAACCGCTACCGCGGCACGCTGCTCGACGAGCCGACCGAGGTCGGCCTGCAGCGGTTCAAGGAGCTGGTGACCAAGGACCGGCGCCTCAATCAGCCCGTCGAGATGATGACGGACGACGAGGCGCTGGCGCTGACGGTCGACTATGTCAAGAGCTACAAGGAGAAGGGCTACAAGAACGGCACCGAGATCGAGAAGGCCGCGAACACGCTCTACAAGGCGGCGTTCGAGAACCTCAAGGATCAGCCGTTCAATGCCGGCGACCGGACGTTCATGATCGCGACGACGATGCGCACGCAGAAGATGCTGGCGCGGCGCGGCGTCAACCTTACGATCGCGGACATCCAGGCCGTTCTGTGGTACTACGAGAAGCGTCTATACGGCCAACTGGGAGCCCGCCAGACGGCGGATGTGAGCTATGAAGATGTCGCCAAGAAAGCAGCCGACGAAATTATCGCCGGACGACGAGTTTCGGATGGTGGACAGCAGCGACCCGATGGTGAGGGAGCTGGAGAACAACTGGGAACTGCGGCAAGCCTTGATGTTGCAGATGAGCCAGGAGTTTCTGAGGTCGCGCTCGACGCCGTCGACGAAGAGTTCGGAGCCGCCGGCGAAGGCGTAGACGGGCGGACGTTCAACCAGCCCGCCCTCCCCGACACCCTCGACATCGACGGCGTCGCGCGCCCGACGACGAACAGCAAGGGCCAGCCGATCG